GTCAGGCGTTTCTCTCTCCGAAATCGACGACGGCTCGGGGTTACGGCTGGGGTCATCAGAAGCTGCGGAAGCGGTTGGCGATGCTGGTGAGCGCCGGCGGCGTGAACTGTTGGCGTTGCGGGCAACCGATCCGGCCTGGTTCGGTCTGGCATCTCGGTCATCACGACTGGGACCACAGCCGGTACATGGGGCCGGAGCATCGCAGGTGCAATCTGCGGGCGGCCGGGTTGAAAGCGGGGGTTTTGAAGAACTGGTCGAGGCGGTCGCAGGAGTGGTGACGCCGCGGTTCGCGTGGGCGCCGCCGCGGATGCGGTCGCTCGGGTCGGAGTGCATCGCGTTTTGGCGTGACGCCGGCGGGCTGCTTTTCGATTGGCAGGAGATGGTGCTTGAGGGTGTGTTGGGGCTGGACGAGGATGACCGGTGGGTGTCGTCGAACGACGGGATCGATGTTTCGCGGCAGAACGGTAAGGGCGTGATCCTTCAGGCGGTTGAGGCGTTCGCGGCGTTTGAGCTGGGTTACAGCGTGGTGATGCATACGGCGCATGAGTTCGCGACGTCGCAGGAGCATCAGTTGCGGCTCGAGACGTTCATCCAGGACGCTCCTCATCTTCACGCTCGGGTTCGGGATCGTGGCGGCTACCGGCACGCGAACGGGCAGGAGTCGATCAACCTGAAGTCTGGTTGCCGAATCATTTTCAAGGCGCGGACGACCGGGGGCGGACGCGGCTATTCGGGTGACTTGCTTGTCTGGGACGAGGCGATGGTGATCCGTGACGCGGTGGTCGGCGCGCAGAAGCCGATGCTGCGAGCGAGCCAGGCGAAGCATGGGCCGAAGACGATCTACGCGGGTTCGGCGGTGGATCAGGAGGTGCACGAGTACGGCGTGAACTTCGCTCGGTTGCGGGAGCGCGGGATCGCCCGGGCCGAGAAGGTCTGCTGGTTCGAGTGGTCGGCGCCGTTCGACGATCTGTCGGAGATGACGGACGACCTGATGCGCGACCGGACGCTGTGGCGGGCGGCGAACCCGAGTATCGATGACGGGCTGATCTCGGAAGACGACATGGCGGACGAGATCGAGTCGATGCCGAAACGGACGGCGGCGGTGGAGCTGTTCGGGGTTGGTGACTGGCCGCGGACGGACGGGTTGACCGACGAGGTGATCTCCGTCGCGGACTGGTTGGGCCTGGTCGACGAGAGGTCGAAGATCGTCGGGACGAAATGGTTCAGTTTTGACGTGTCGCCCGACCGGGCGTGGGCGTCTGTCGCCGTGGCGGGGAAGCGGAAGGACGGGCGGCAGCATGTCGAGGTGACCGACCGCCGCCGCGGCACGAACTGGGTGCCCGGCCGGGTCGCGGAGCTCGTCGACCGTCACGACTGCGGAGGCGTCACTTGCGACGCGACGGGGCCGGCGACGTCTCTCGTGCACGAACTCGCTGACCTGGGGGTCGAGGTGACCGCGACGAGCGCGAGGGATCACGCGAACGCTTGCGGCCTGCTGTTCGACCTTGTCGTCGATAAGCGTGTTCGTCATCTCGGCCAGCCCGAGCTCACCTCGGCGCTGCGTGGCGCGACAACGCGGCCGTTGGGGGACGCGTGGGCGTGGGCGAGACGAACATCCGGGACTGACATCTCCCCGCTGGTCGCAGCGACGCTCGCGGTGTGGGGATCCGCGACGGTGCCGAAACCGGAGGTGTTCGCGGCGTCATGGTGATGTCGGTGACGGTCGGCGCCACCTGGCAGGTGTGGGAGGCCCGTGAGATCGAGCATCGGATGGAGATGGCGAAGCTCCGGATGCAACAGGTCCTGTACCGGCAAGCCCTATTGGACGCTGGTTTGGATCCTCCCGACCGCGACGGCGCCGATCTGTTGGAGATGTGGGTGAAATGCCGTGAAGTGATCGTCGCTGCGAGCGAATGCTTGGCGATGCTCGGAACCTCGAAAGAACTCCTGGACGACTGGGGATGATCCACCCGACCGCGGTGATCGGCGACCCGCCCGAGCACCGCGACCACCGCTGGGCCGGCGGCCCGTTCTACCAGCCGCAGATCGCCGAATCAGCGACGGTGGAAGCGTTCGTGACCGTCGACGCCGGGATCGGCCAGGCAACGTTCGTCGGTGCGGGAGCGTGGCTGATGAAACACGTCCATATCGGTCACGACGCCGCGATCGGCCCTGATTGCGAGCTCGCACCAGGCACCGTGATCGGCGGCCACGCGATCCTCGGGGTCGGTGTCCGTTGCGGGATCGGAGCGCTCGTGAAACCGTTCGTGAAAGTCGGGCGAGGGGCGCGGCTCGGCGCCGGCGCCGTCGTTCTTCGTGACGTGCCGCCCGGGGAGGTGTGGGTCGGGAACCCGGCGGAGGAGATCGGCGGGTTCAAGGCGCGGCGCGACCTGGCGGCCGCGTTCGTGGCGTGGGAGGAGTGGTGGCGCGAACGTGAAGCTGATCGCACTCCTCACGTGGTATGACGAACCGGCGTGGTGCCTGACCGAGCTCGTCACGTCGGTCGCTAAGGCCGGCGCTGACCATCTCGTCGCCGTCGACGGCGCCTACGCCCTGTATCCGAACGGGACCGCGCAATCACCCGGCGAGCAGGCCCAAGCGATCCTCGCCGCCTGCCAGGGCGCCCAGATCGGGGTGACGCTTTATTGCCCGCAGGAGGTGTGGTTCGGGAACGAGGTCGAGAAACGCTCGTTCGCGTTCGCGGCAGGGCATCAGGTCGCGATCTCGGGTGAGGACTGGTTGTGGATCGTCGACGGCGACGAGGTGATCACCGAAGCGCAAGGCTTACACGACGCGCTCGCCAAAACCAGTTTCGACGTGGTTTCGGCGATGATGGACGAGGTCACCGCCGGCAGCCGCGAGGGCGTTGTCCCGATCCGGAAGTTCTTCCGTGCCCAACCCTCGGGGATCCACCTCGAGCACAACCATTTCACGTACCGGACCGGTGACGGGCAGCTCCTGTACGAAGGGTTCATGGTCCCGAAACCCGGTCTGGTCGAGGCCGACCATTTCGCGTTCGTCCGGTTCGACCATCGCGGCGGCCGCTCGAAGATCCGGCAGTACCAGGCGCAGGTGTATTACGACCGCCGGAAAGAGCTTGGGGCCGAACTGGTGCCCGGGTGAGCCTCACGAGGAAACGGAGGGTCCGCATGCACCTGATCGACGAAACCGCGTCCCTCCCGTCGGTCGAAGGGCTCCTCGTCTCCAGACGCCACTCGGAGTACCTCGTCGCGCTGCCGAGCCTGCTCACGTCGACGACGGGCAACCCTTCCGAGCTCGAGTCACGCTGGGTCGCGATCCCCCGCGACCGGGTCGCGTTCTACGAGGTTCTATGATCACCCGGATCCGCGGCAAAGGCCAGGTCGAGCTGCGCGCGTTCCACCTGACCGACATGATCCCGTACGGGTACGACGGGCTCCGCGGCTTCCAACCCACCGTCAGCGAATCCCAGGCCCGCGGTGTCCCCGCCCTGTACCGCGCCGCCAGGCTTAGGGCCGAAGCGCTTGCGAGCCTCCGGCTCCGCTGCTGGTCCGGTGACGGCGTCGACAAGGTCAGGCGCGACAACGTCTGGCAAGCGTTGTTGTTCCTCGCCCCGGCGAACCCCTACCAGGACAGGTTCGCGTTCTGGGAAACAATCGGGGAGTCATTGGCGTGGCGCAACAACGCGTACATCTGGAAGAACGTTGATCCCGCCACCGACCGGATCATCGAATGGTGGGCCTTGCACCCTGATCAGGTCGTCTGTCGCGGCAAAGGGATCTACACCGTCACCGTTCAGGACGGGTACATGGACCCCGTCGGGCGCGGCCCCGCGAAATACAACACCGACTACGACACGATCATCCATTTGCGCGGCCACGGCGACGGCGGCATGTACGAGGCGCCGACACCGATCAAGCTGTTCAAAGACGCAATCTCGGGGCCCGTCAACCGGCAACGGTACGAAGCGAAACTCTGGACACGCGGCCCAAGTTTGCAGCTCGGGATCGAGTTCCCCGGCAACATCAAGAAAACCGAAGCCGAGGAGTGGAAAGACCTGTGGCAGTCCAGCTACGAGGGATTGCAGGGCGGCTCGACCGCGGTGATCGGTGGTGGCGCCAAGATCGTCCCGATCGGGATGACCGCCCACGACGCCGAGTTCGTCAACCTCGCCCACCTGACCGTCCACGACGCCTCCAGGATCATGGGTGTCCCCGCGAACCTCCTCGGCGTCCAACTCGAACGGGCGGTCCCGAACCTCGAGCAGGACCTCACGTCATGGTTGCGGTTCGGGCTCGGCCCCGAGCTCGAACGGATCGAGTCGGCGTTCTCCGCTGATGAGCAGCTGTTCGGGCACGCGTACACCTACCCGAAGTTCGACACCGAGCTGTTCGTCCGCGGCGACGTCCAAACAGAAGCGACGGTGCTCGTCAGCCTCGTGCAGGCGGGGATCCTGACCCCGAACGAGGCCCGCCGTGTCCGTGGCCTCGACGACCTCCCCGGCACGATCGGCGACATCCCGCAGATCACACCGGTCGGCGGCGCCCCGAACCCGGCTGCCGCCGCGGCCACCAGCAACGGGAACGGAAACGGAGGCTATGAGGAATGAGTGAGAACGAGCTCCGCTACGCCGTCGCGCCGATCACGCACATCGACGTCCGCGACAACACCTCTCAGGGGACGTACACGATGAGCGGCTACGCCGCCGTGTTCAACCAGCAAACAACGCTGCTCGACTCGAAGTTCTTGAAGTTGACGGAGTCGGTCGACGTCGCGGCGTTCGATCGTGTCCTGCGCGACCAGCGGCTCGGGCAACCGTCCGGTGTCGTCCATTTCAACTTCGGCCACGACATGAACCGCGCTGTCGCCGCCACCGACGTTCCCGCCGGCCAGCCTGGCAGCCTCAAGCTCAGCGCCGACGCTCACGGTCTCCACTTCCTCGCGAAGGTCTCGCGCGACGACCCCGACGGGCGGGCGCTCGCCGTGAAGATGGAGCACGGCGTCGTCAAGCAGGCGTCGTTCGCGTTCACGATCGCCGAGTCCGCGTACCGCGTCGTGGAATCCGACGACGACGGGCCGGACATCGAGCACCGCACCATCATGGAGCTTTCGCACTTGTACGACGTGTGCGCGACGGCGCAGGGCGCCTACAGCAGCACAGTCGCAGGACTACGCAGCTACTCGGCTGCGTTGGGTCAGCCCGATCAGGGAGACCGCCACCATCAGCCCGACTTGGGCGAGGGGAGCGTCGCCAGTCCTTCGGAAGTCGACGCGGCAACAGAAGTACCGGAACCGGTCGAATGGCCCGACCTCACGGAGGCCGTCGCCAGGCACCGACCGATCCCGGTGGACCGAAGGGACTGAACATGGCAGCAGTCGAAGACACCCCGAAGTACGGGGAGAAAGTCAACGCCTACAACACCGCCTGCGCGAACGTCGACGCTCGCCACAAGGCGATCGAGGACGCCAAAGCCGACGAGTCGATGACTCAGGAGCAGCGCGACAAGCTGATCGAGGAGTTCACCGGCGCGGTCGAGCAGCGCGACAAGCTGTACGACGAGCTCCGCAGCGCCGAGGCGCTCGAGCGGGCACGGGAGCAGCACAAGCCGCTCCAGCTGGCCGGGAAAACGTTCCAGGTGAAAGAGCCGGACATCTACGAGGCCGGCGGCCGCTCGTTCCTCACCGACCTGTATTTCGCCCAGCTGAAGCAGAGCACCGAGGCGAGCGAGCGGATCAACAAGCACCAGCATTACGAGATCGAGAAGCGCGCGGTGACGAGCTCGACGCTCGGCGGGATCATCCCGCCCGCGTACCTCGTCGACATGTACGCGAAGGCGTCCCGGAATGGACGCGTGTTCGCGGACCAGTGCAACAACCAGACGCTCCCCGACGTCGGCATGTCCGTCGTCGTGCCGAGACTGACGGCCGGCACCACCGCGGCCGCCCAGACGACGCAGAACACCGCCGTGGTGACCCAGGACCCCACCGAGGTCGACCTGAGCGTCCCCGTCAACACCGTCAGCGGCTACAGCCCCGTCTCGAGGCAAGCGATCGAACGGGCCGCCTACTCGGATCAGATCCTGTTCGAGGACCTGATCGCCCGCTACTGGGCCGTGTTGGACTCGTACTGCATCAACGGCTCCGGGGCGAGCAACCAGCCGGTCGGGCTGCTCGGCACCTCTTCGATCTCCGCGTCGACCGCGTCGACGGCGACCGTTGCTGGGGTGTGGCCGAAGATCGCCGACGTGATCCAGCAGATCAACACCGCGGTCGGAGGGCTCGGGTACACCGCCACGAAGATCTTCATGCACCCGCGCAGGTGGGGGTTCTTCGAGGCTGCGCTCGACTCGTCGAACCGGCCGCTGATCGTCGCGTCCGGGCCGGTGTTCAACGCGATCGGCACCGACTCGAACCGGCAGCCCGACTACGGCCTCGTCGGGAACATGCACGGGCTCCCCGTCTACACCGACGCGAACATCCCGACCACGCTCGGGGCGACCACGAACGCCGACGCGATCATCGTGATCGCCGACCCCGTCGTGCACCTGTGGGAACGCGGCAGCGACCCGGTCACATTGTCGTTCGAGCAGCAGGCCGGCACCTCACTTCAGGTGCAGCTGATCGTGTTCGGGTACATCGCGTTCACCGCGGGCCGGTACCCGGGCGCGTCCGGTGCCGTCACCGGCGCCGGCCTCGTACCGCCGACGTTCTAGGCCGGAACAGGCAAATGGTGGGGGGTCACCTCCGCGACCCCCCCACCAACCCTTCCCGAGAGGAGAGCCGAATGGCAAAAGAGCCGCCGTACTACCCGCCGAACTTCGCTGACGCGGCCGCGTACGCGTCCGCGCTCGAACGGGAGCTCGCCGGTTACCGCGCCAAGATCGCCGAGTGGAAAGCGCAAGGCGCGCAGGACGACGACTCCGTGATCACCGAGGCGCGCTCCGGTGAGAAAGCCGTTCTCGCCGAGCTGAAACGGGTCGGTCACGGGCAGGAGGTCGCGGAGAAGCGGCCGGCCGCGAAAACAGCGGAGAAACGGTGAGGCACCCACCCGGCGCGGTGATCGTCCCGTGCCAGGAAACAGCCCGGTACCACCGCTTCACGATCTCACTCGCGAACCTGGAGCTGCCCACCGGGTCACAACGGATCTTCGGGATCGGCACCAGCATCGTCACGAACCTGAACGACTCGATCCGTGCGCTCCGCGACGAGGACGAATGGGTGTGGATCGTCGGCGACGACCACGTCTTCCAGGCCGACACACTCACCCGCCTCCTCGACCGCGACGCCGACATGATCGTCCCGTTGTGCGTCAGGCGGGGGCCGCCGTTCCCACTCGTGCATTACGGCGACCCGGTCGACGAGGACAGCCCGTACCGGCGGGTGATGCAGTTCGACTATCTCCCCGACAACGACGACCCGTTCGAGGTGCAAGCCACCGGATCGCTGCCGCTGATCCGCAGGCACGTCCTGGACGAGGTCGGCGACCCGTGGTTCGAGAACACCCCAGGTCGGATGGACGAGGAGTTCGGGTTCTGCGCCAAAGTTCGCGCCGCGGGGTTCAGGGTGCTCGTCGACCCGAGTGTGACGGTCGGGCATATCGGTGAGATCGTCACCTACCCGCAACGAGGCAGCGACGGGTGGGGACTGACGGTCGAGTTCGTCGGTGCCGACAAGCACGAGGTTTTCTATCCCGGCGGGATGCGTGAAGGAGTGAGAGCGTGAAGGACATGGAAGCGAAGGTCGGGGTTGAAGAGGTGACGTTGTCGGCGGTCGTGATCCGCGCCGACGGCAGCCGTGAGGACCTCGGAGTGATCGCCGGCTCGGACCTGAGCTGGTGGCAACGATTGAAGAGGAGGTGGAGGCGTTGGCAACCGTCGTCGTAAACGCTGGACGCGACATCATCACGAACCGGCTGAACAGCGCCGGCACGATCCCCCTGAACATCGGGTGGGGCACCGGAGTGCAAACGACCGCGCTCGTCACCGACACCACATTGGGTCCGACCACGGTCGAGAAGCTCGTCGACCTGACAACCTCGGCCGGTACCGACCACACGACCGGAGTTGTGACCCGGCAGACGACGACGGTGTCGAACGACACGTTCCAGGTTGTCGGGACGCGGACCGCGACCGGCTCGGGGGCGGTCACCGTCTCCGGGCTGTTCGACGCAGCCTCCGGCGGGAACCTCTTTGCTAAGGGCGATTTCGCGGCCATCAACCTTGTGTCGGGCGACTCGATCCAGTTCACCTGGAAAGTCGTGTTCGCCTAGTTCTCTAGATGGCGTTCTACGTTCGTGACAACAAGACCGGGACGCTGACGATCTCGACGGGGACGTGGGCGCTCGGCACCCTCACGAACACCCCCACGGCGGCGAACACCTTGACGCTCGAG